TTGACAATAGCACCTGCACCTAAACCAACTAATGCACCTTTGAGGCTAAAAACAGTATTTTTTACATTATTGAGATTTTTTTGAACACCTGTTAAGGCTTGTTTTGTTTTATCTTTAGCAAGAATGTCAATGGTGAGTTTTTTAGTCATTATCTTCTTTTACCTTGCATCCTTTGTTTATTCAATGCTTTTTGTTCTTCTTCACTTTTGATATTGAAATAAGCTACCCACATAGAAAATTCTTCTACAGGCATTTGTAAAATCTCGCCAATAGTTTTGTGTAGCTTTTCTGCTAAGAAAAAATGAAATCTTAAATCTGCGTCAGAATTTATTTTTTTTTTAAGGTAGAAACATCATCTGTTGATGTTCCGAGTATTTGAGAGGCAACTCTACCGATAATGTCTGGGTCAACAAATTTCTTCATTCTAATCTTACTTTCTAAATCAAACATTAACTCACCATCTTTTGTTTGTGCCTTTTTTACAATGACATCAATCAAGACTGTTAAGTCGTTATCATTAGAGCCTTTAAAGATTTCTGCTTTTTCTAAAAGTGTAAATGGTTTAACATAAATGGCATCTTCGCCTGTTAATCCCCATTCTTCTACTTCAATAATTTTAATCTCTTGGTGCTTAAAATGATTTATAGCACCCTCAAGATAATCTTTCTTGGGCATTTAGATTAGACTGTTGTGTGTGTTACGCCACCAGAGAACTGTACGTTAAAAGTTCTACTGATTACACCATCCATAGTTACTGCTACTGATGCACCTGTTACTAAAGCTGTGCCTGTGTAGTATGCGTCACCGCTATCTGCACCTTCTGGGTAAAGATTTAAAGTAACAGAAGAACCTACGTCTAGTGCTTCTTGTCCTGTAGTATCTGTTTCATCCCAATGACATTCAATAGTACCTGTAGCATCTTTTCTAAGAACTAGATAAGATTTTGCAGTATCAGTTAATGATGTATCTTCAACAGTATCGTTAGTTTCGTCTAAGTTAAATCCAATCACTTCTGCGACTGTATCTGTTCCAACTTTAACTACTCCGCTTGTTCCGACATGTGTTGCCATTCGTTTACTCCTTCTTGTTTGTTTTCATCTACCTTTTTCTTTCTGGTAGATTTTTTTTCTGCTTCTAGTTTATAACCATTCGCAAGAAACTTGTCTATATTATTATCCCATGCTTCTATGGAATTACCATCTTTGTATAGCTTAACTCTTTTAGCCATTATGCTGTACCTCGTACAAATTCATAAAATACTCTTACCACAATTCTTATCCCACCTAAAGGATATAATGTTCCCTCATCAGAACTGACTTCTACTATTTGACTATTTAGTGAATTCCCCCCTCTAGTTCTGTCCGCATCCAGAGTTTCTTCTATGACTTCAATTAATTGGTTTCTTTTAGTATCTAGATTGGTTTCTGTTCCTTTAACATACCCAACTAAAACATAATCTATTGTTCCACTTCGTTTTCCTGCCGCAGTATCACCTAAAGTATAATCTTCTCTAACCTCATCACCTGTAGAAATATACAATGCAGGAAATTGTGGGTCGGCTAACTGTTCTGGCTCAAAAGGTTCTCTAGTTATTTTCTTCAGTTCAATAGGTGAAGTAACTGCATCTAATACAGTAATAATATTTGCCGCTATATCTTCTCTAATACTCATAATCTCAGTTCTCTTTCTAACACATTAAAGAATATCTTTTCAATATTTGTTTCTTCTTTTTTGCTTATTCTAAAAAAGGGTCGGATAATCTTTTTTCTTCCTACACCTGCTTCGTCATGGAAAAAGGCTTTTCTATTAGCTGATGCCTGTCTAAAGAATAATTCACCTTTACTTGGTGTCACTTTGCTTGTTAATGAACTAAACATTTGTCCTGTATCTGTTAAGTCAACAACACCAGATTCTTTAACTAATTTTCTTTTGTATTTAGGGGAATAAGGTTTAAATGCTCTACCTCTAAAATCTACACCCTTCTTTTGTGTTCGTTCTTTTATTGCTGAGATTTCATAAGCTGTTGCATTGGCTAAGGCTCTTTTAATAACTTTGGGTACTTGTTTAGATACTCTTTGTAGTGATTTTCTTACTTGAACAGAGTTGTCCTTGATGCGAACATCAGCAACCATTAACGAACTAATCTTAAATGATGTATAGGTTCTTTTTCACTAGCGGTAACTGACGCATCCCCATCCTCATCATATTCAACACCATCTCTTAAACACGCATTAAATTCTTCTGCATATTTTGCTCTGTAAAATGTAATTTGTACTTGGAAAGCATCTTGCCCATCACCACCCTGTGGGTCTTTCCATTTGGTTAATTGAGGATAAATATATTCTGCTAGTGCTTTATAGATAGTGGCTCTTTTCCACTGTGAAGCTGTTAATTTTGTATTATCCATTTCTAAAGTTGTGACTTTAGTAATATCTTTGTATCTGACTGTATGACGATATCTTTCCCACCATTCTTCACGAATTTGTCTTAAAACATCATCTTCAGCAAACTGTAATTGGGTATCAAAATCAGTAATACCATAACCCAAAATATCTGGTTGATAATCTGTCATATTAGAACTGACTACTGCGAATACTGATGTTGCCGCCATTAATCTTCTTTCTTCTTCCTAGTTTTTTTTGGTTTCTCAACAGGTTTATCTTCTACTGGTTCAAAACCTCTCATTTTCCAATGAATGAAATTTTTTTCATAATCAAACTTTGTTCTAGTGATTATTTTATCGCCTTTTTTTAATTTTACTAATTCAGTCATAATAATTCCTTTTTAACAGGTGGGGAGTATATCCCCACCCATAAGCATATACTACTGGATTGATGAATCAAAGTGCATTTCTACACCATAAGAATCATGTAACTCGCCTACGCCATAAACAGCAGTTGCAACAATCTCGTCTGCTCTTAGAGAAGCATCTCTTTGAGTTTCAATCTTGATGTCCTGCATCATAGCTAGTGCAAGTGCATCCTTGTGGAATACTGCACCTTTGTAGTCACCTGTTGTTCCTGTATTTGACATATTTGAAGTTTCAAATACGGAAATACCTGCAATCTGACCAACAAAACCGCTTCTTAGTGCTTCGTTCTGTAAATCACCTGCATTTGGGTTAGCAAATGTGTTTGTTAAGTTTGCTTTTAAGTCATAAGCAATCTTTGGGTGTAATACGCAGTAACACTCATTGATTGGCAATCCTGCCGCTCTTAGAGTTGATGCCGCATTGAAGATAGATGCCGCTGAAATTGCACCAGTTCCATCACCTAGAGTAGTTGAGAAACCATCAAATAATGCAATTAAATCTTCATCCATTTTCTTTGCAATACCTTCACCGAATAATCTACCGATATCTGCCGCTACGTTTCTTGGTGCGGAGTTTCTCGCTAGGTCGGTTAAAGTTGTCATTACACCAACTTCAGAAGCAGTGATTGTTACTGAAGATGGGTTTACTGCTGTGTTTGATAAATCTGTTGCTTCCGCTACAGCCGCCGCAGAGATTGCAGAATAAATCGGTACTTCTACAGATTTTCCGCCACCTGCAATGGTGTAGTTTTTCACCAAGTTCTTCATTATTGATTGCTCTTGAATTACGAACTCAGCTTCAGCAACGATTTCAGTATATAGTTCGCTGAGCGTACTACTTGTGCTTTCGTTTGCCATTTGTTTTTACCTTTCGTTATTTATTTAATTTAATCTGAGTAACACTATCTCTAGCTTTGCGATACTCTGCGTATGCTTTTCTATCAGCAGGATTACTCATATCTAAGTCCGCAATATTTAAAGTCTTTTGCGTAGTTGACTGACCCACATTAGACACGCTTCCGCTCCCAGAGGGAGTTGCCGCTTGAAAGTGTGCGTTCTGCGTTAAAAACTCTTGTACTGCCTCATCAACAGTCAATAAGTCACCATCCTTGTTATATCTCGGTGTTCCATTAGAATCAACAACTTCTACTTTGCCATCTTTGTTTAGATGAACATTATTCTTTAGTAGAGATTTGATTTGTTCTGGATTGATGGCTTTATGTTTTGATGCCGCATTTATTAATTGCTTATCAACTCTTTCATCTCTTAACTCATTTTCTAATTTAGCTAGTTTTTCATTATATTCTTGAGTTTTCTTTTTGATAACTTCATCAAACTTACCACGCTCAATTTGTTTTTCTTCCTCAGCTTTTCTACGCTCCTCAATAGCAGCTTTAGCGTCATCTAATGATTGGACACCCAATTCATTTAATAATTTCTGCTCTTGACGGTACAATCTATCCTTAACAACTTTGTCTATATCGACTTGCTTCGGTTGAGGTTGTTCTGCTGGTTGCTCTTGTTTTACTTCTACATTTTCTGTTATTGTTTGTTCCACCTTTTCCGTTTGTTGCTCGTCAGCCATAATATAACTCCTTTAGTTGTTATTTATTTAAGAGATATATAAAAAATTACTAATCTTCAATCAAATTTTCCCATTCTGGGTCGTAGGGAATAAATGAATGGCGGCATCTATAACCACCTCTATTGATAAATGGGTCATTACCGGACTTACCTCGCCATTGGCTACTAGCCCATAATTCTCTTGCTTCTTCTTCTGTAAACACCTGGTTAAGATTATTTCTGCAAAAATCCCTGGTAGTAGTGATATTTGTTCCGGTATATTTGTAGGAAGTAATACCAGCTTCATCAGCTTTATATTTGGTAAATTGACCGTCAAATTGCATCAAACTATCGTGTGCTATTTGGCTAGAATACTTACGCATATTTTCACCATAAATATCAGCTGCATACTTAGATTGTAATGTTTCTCTAGCTGCAGTGACCTGGGCTTTAATACTTGGATTATTGGAATATCTATTCTTTTCAATAAAATCTACTAACCGGTTAATTTCATTCTCATCACTACGTTGATAAATACCATTGATGCGGCCTCTAATATTTTTAACCATTTCATTAAATGGTTTGCCTACAATAGCGGACTGATAAACCTCATTAGCAATCGTATCTAGGTAAGTATTAGCAATATCTTCAAATCCACTAAAAGATAAAAATTTAAGCTGATTAATGACTTCTAAATCTGGTTTTGTAAGGGTTTTAAATCTAGCAGGGATAGGCAGTGGCTTAATAAACTTTTGATATTCTTTAATGACTTCATCGTAATCATTTCTAATTAAATCATCAGCTGTGGTTAGATAATTCTCTTGTATTAATCTTTTAAGGTTGGGTCTTAGCTGGATAGCGAGCTGCGTATTTAAATTAATACCACCTTGGGTGCTTTTAGTAAGGTCCGCAATAATATCATCTTCTAATTTTTTAAGAACGCCAATTAAACGCTCTTCATGGGAATCTATGAGTTTGTTGATAGTTTCTTGCTTTGCCATTCATTAAACTTTAAAACCTTTTTTCCAGGATTGCACTGCCCAATAAGCAGGGGATAGGTTTTTCTGTCCTTTGACTCTAGCTAGTATAGGTCTAAATCTAGCCATAAAACTTCTTTGTCTTGCAGGGATATTTTTCTTTATAGATAGGTTAGGGTCGCCAAATCTTACCACTTTTACATTACCGGTTGATTTATCTTTAACATAAACACCGAACTTCTTTCTTTGCCCTGGGGTTCTGAAAGGTTTATTTAATTTAACTTCTCTGCCTCTATATTTTGCCATTATTTCTTTTTCCTTTTTTTCTTTGCTTTTCTTGCTGTAGCTAGAGCAATAGCGATAGCCTGTTTCCTAGATTTACCGGCCTTTAATTCTGTACGAATATTTTTACTAATTGACCTAGCTGAATATCCCTTAATAAGTGGCATTATTTCTTTTTCTTTTTCTTCATCTTCATAGAAGATTTAGCTGATTTTTTTGGTCTGCCGACTTTGCTTCCGTATGTTCCTTTTCCGTATGGCATTGATTAACCCTTTCTTGATAATGTTTAAAACATAATAGTTCTAACATACCAAAGCGATAATTAAAACCTATACAAGCAAATTCACCACAAAAACATTTCTTTTCATTATGTTGTTGATGAGTCCAATTATAGAACTCTTGGCTATTTACGACTTTTCCTTTTGGCTGCCCTTTTAACGATGTCTTTGTCAAATGCTGATGACCTTCCCCTGGATATTAATTTATTAACTCTTGCCATAGCCCAAGCTGCAATTGATATCCTTGGTCTTGAACCACTACCAAGATAAGCACCTTGTCCCCTTCTATAAGAGGCTTTTAAATCTGTAAATGTGAATAGTTTAGATTTCTTTGCTTTAGCTTTTAAATTAGCAACGGTAGCAGCTGATAATGGTTTACGTCTTACTGCCATTATATTTTTGTTCTTTGTTTTAATAGACTCATTGGGATACGTTTCCCAGCTTTATATAATTCTGATATCCTGGTTAATAATGATGCTCTTTTCTTTCTCTTAGCACCTTTTAAACCAGATAAATATTTTTTAGGTAATTTTGATTTTTTATCTTTAGGAACTCGTCTAGCCACTGTAAGTCACATCCTCTAATAGTAATTCAAAACCTGCACTAACAGCTGTTGTAGCATCTGCCTTCGCTCTAATTTCTATATCAGTCTTTTCAGTAAAGACTTCAGGTATTAAATATTCTCTAGTAAAGGGGACTCCAAAAGTTGTTTGATAGGCTTTAGTGTTAAATACATCACCATTAGTAGCATCTTTAGTTAGCAGCTTAATCTCTACTTCTTTCTGTTTAGATGTACCCATATTTAAAGATAATAAATATCCTTTGTAATTAGCAGGGATTGTGTAAACGCACATTAAAGTTTGTCCATTAGTAGGTGAAATAATAGCAGCTGATTTACTATCTACAGTGACTGTAATTGTACCTACATTTGAATTACCGGTATTAGCAGTAATCATTCTTGCTCTAAAGACTCTAATAAATGTTTCTGTAGTTGCTGAACCACCAATAGTAGCGACTACTGTTTGTAAATTATAACTAGCATCTAATCCCTGGATTTCTACAGTGCCACCATTATCAGAACCTGTATCTGAACTTGTGACTGTTGCTGTTCCAGCTGTTGCTATATAAGTATAATTTGTTGAGCCGTCCCAAACTGTTTCAAATGAAGTTGGTACTGCGGAATTGTATCCAAACTTTTGTATGCCACTAAAGTTATCTACTATTCCTTTTTGAACAGGAACGCCAAAAGGTAGGTCTATATTTTGGTCATCAAATTTAGGCAACTTCTTCACCCTCTATAGTTGGTGTTGAGAATTGCCCAATAGTGACTGCCTTGGCGTCTATTTCACTATCAATCGTATTAATCTTTTCATCATCATCTACTACTGCTCTAGCAATTTGTTTATCTACTTCTTTTAAGAAGCTATCAGATTGAACACCTGATGCTTTTGCTTGTTGTAGGAATTGTAAGTCGGATGCATAATCTCTAAGGTTAAAGCTATCTGGATAAATAATCTCACCGTCAAATTCTTTACCTTGCCATTCAGCAAATAACTTCCATATTTGTTCTTCAGCGTTTTGTAAGTAATCTGCTTTCTCAGATAATCTAGCATTCAATAATTGGAACTCTGTTTGTAATGCAATACCGGACTGAACTCTATCCTGGGTTGCTCTAACAGCACCCATATGAGTAATTCTATTAATAGCTTCTACCTTCATGTTTATATTGTTCATAATACCGTCTAATGATTGGGAACTAGGTTGAATAAGATATGGTTTTAAATTTGGTTCTAAATCTTCAGGCATTTCAATAATAGAACCAGCTCCAGCACTAGCCTCAACATTAGGTGTTTTAACTAGGCTTGGATGATTAGATAATCTGATAAGCTGCTCTATTTCGGAGTAATCATTGTAAATAGATTTTTGTAATTCAGCTACATCATTAAGGTCAGATATACCAATACCTCGTCTTTGTGATTTTTGGTTATATAATATTACAGCTGGCACCTTACCTAACATATTAGGCATTTCATTAATGAGTCTTGGCTTAGATGTAGAATATCCTTTTGTAAAATCTTTAACTTTGTAAGTGCTAATATCTTCACTAGTCCATACTCTAATAGTTGCCATATCTTCATACAAATCTTCTAGTAATGTTAATGATGTTAAAATGTAGCGGCCATTAATGGCTCTTTCAAAATTCCAATTTAAAACATTCTCTGGAGTGTAAAGACTCATATACGGTCTAATATCTAATTGTAATTCTTCTGCCCTAGTTTGTGTTTGAACTGCCGGTTTATCCAGGATAGCCCAACAAGTACCATAGATAGCTGCGTTTACTTGCATCTCTCTAATCACATTGTTAAAGGACCTACCATCTAAGTCAGCATCATTAAGGAATGATTGAAGCTGCTCATCGCCATTCATAGAACCATAGTTTCTAGTAGGTGGGACTCTAAAAAGGAACGAGGAATAGATTTGAACGACATTCTTGCAGTGATTATCAATAGGAGTATTTTCTGCTCTTTTTAAATACTCTTCATCAGTTTCTAAAATATATCTATTTAGTTGATAGCCATTCTGATAATCTTGTCCACCCAGGTATGACATTAAATGAAAATGCCAATCTTGAAACTTCTCTTCGTAGTGCTTGTGTTTTTCTGTTAAAAATTCTCTACTGTATAATGCCATTAACTCCACCTCTGGGGTTTACTTGGTTTAAACTGTCTTTTTACCGGATATAAATATTCCACCAAATATCCTAATGCATCATTCATATGGTCGTAATTATTGTCCTTGTCAGGCACAGTTGTTCCTTCTTTATAAATTTGTCGCTCAATGCTTTTTAACACATTTTTACAGTTATTAGCAATAAATAATGTTCTATCACCTATTCCATTCTTTAGTTTGGTATTCACTGCATTTATTCTATCTCTAATCAATGGATGACTGTTGCGTACTCTTAAATTAAAACCTGCGTTCTTTAATATTGCTAAATCAGTCACACCTCCAGCGGAAGTTTTTCTTTGTTTTGATGCTGGGTCTGGATATATAAATATATGCTTATCCTTAAATCTATTTCTGATTTCTTGAACCATTTCGTCAGTATTACTACTATAGATAACGATTTCATCATATATATAAATATTATTTCCTTTTAACTCAGATATCACAGCTGACATTGGGTCTATATTGAAGTCCATACCAATATGAATTTCATTTGTTTCTGGTTCGTATTTATCAATCACATTCTCTTTACGGTCAAAGTTGTAATAAATTTGCCCAGCATAATTAACAAAAGATGCCATATATTCTTGTTGGAATGTTCTATCATCTAGGTCCGCTTTCGCTTGTTCTATTTCATTAGCGGATACCTGGCCGCCATCTAAAGTTGTAAATTGAAATGATGCCCAATTATCTGCTTCTTTACTGAATAGATTGTAGGACCAATTTCCGTAGCCTCTAGGTGTACCACAAAAGAAAGCAGCTCCGTTTTTATCACTTAAAGTTGGCCGCAATACCTCATACCAAGTATGTTCTTTAATATCTGCAAATTCATCCATTACCAGGAAATCTAAACCTACACCTCTTAGGCTATTCTCATTATCAGCACCTCTTAGTGATATAGTTGAGCCGTTTCTTAATGTAATAGATAAATCAGAATTATTTGTTTTCTTAATCCATTTGTGCTGCGTAAGTTTATCTACTAATTCATGCCAAACAATATCTTTAGCCATTCTATAAGTTGGTGCTACATACCAACACTTCTTTTTTGGATATCTACTAAACTTAGCTAATTCTGTGACAGCTAAAAATGTTTTGCCAAATCTTCTACCGGTAATTAATACCCTAAATCTTTTATCACAATCCAGGACTTGTCTTTGGGGTTTAGATAGAGGCACTAATCCACACTAAAAGGGAGTGGTTGATTATCATCAGCTATATTACCACCATCAGATTGACCTAGCATATTCTTACCTAACCAGATAGCCATAGTGCAATTACCATTCTCAGCTATCTTCCATTGTATCTGTCTTAGACGCATCTTACCCATAGTTCTGCCTTTTGTAAGAAATTCCGAATAACTCTTTTCAATAAGGTCGGCACTGCAGCCATAGAAATCTGCAATTTCTTTATTCGTACAACCATATGATGCTAATTTTGTGACTTCCTCCCCATTGATGTCGTATTTTTTCGGTCTTGCCATATTGTCCTCTTTCTGTGCGTAGAGTGTACGCTAATTGCTTTATATCAATAATAGGCACTATTAATCAATTTATTTTTTCTGCCTTTTGTCCTGTGTAATCTTCCCATCTCTTGATAATTACATCTATATAGTGTGGGTCAAACTCCATCATAAAACATTTTTTTTGTTTCTTTTCACAAGCTAATAAAGTTGAGCCACTACCACCAAATAAATCTAAAACTGTTTCTAGTTCTTTAAAATAGTCAAATGACCATTCAGCTAGAGCCACAGGTTTTTGTGTTGGATGTACTCTTCTTTGTCCTTTTTCAGAACCTTTCATCATACCTTTCCAAAGATGTCTAAATATTCTAACTGATGACCATTTAGATTTAACCCAAGCTAATTCACAATCTGATTGTGTGTCTTTTTGTTTTTCCTCTACTCTTTTATCCCAAACAAACCAATTATTAGTTTGAGGCAAATGATGACAATAATAATTAGCACCCCACCAAACTTGTCTAGGTATTTTATAAACACCTTCACAAATATTATAGGCATCAACAGCGTATTGGATACTGTCATCTTTAAAATCTTTTAATTTGTTTCCTTGTGTTAACCCACCTCTCTCTGACCTATCACCCTTTTCATTTATTCCATAAGGTGGGTCGGTATAAACCAAATCAATTTTTGAACCATTAATTAATTTATCAACATGGTCAATATTTGTGCTATCACCACACATTAATCTATGTTCACCAAGTTTATATATATCCCCTAGTTGTGCCTTAGGTTCTTCTGGTGTTTCTGGAACTGCATCTTCATCTGTTAGTCCTTCTTTCTCACCTACAATTAATTTTTCTAATTCATCAGCATCAAATCCTGTTAGTTCTAAATCATAGTTAATATCTAGTAAGTCAGTAAACTCTTGCTGCAGTAAACCTATATCCCAATCAGAATATTCATTAGTTTTATTATCAGCTATTCTATAGGCTTTAGCCTTTTCAGGTGATAAGTCAGCTATCACTACCGGTACAGTTTCTAATCCTAATGATTTACTTGCCTGGTATCTTCCATGCCCAACAATAATAACACCGGCCCTATCTACAACTATGGGTTGTTGAAATCCAAACTCTTTAATAGATTGTGCTACTTTTTGAATATCGTATTTTTGTCTTGGGTTTTTTTCGTAAGGTTTAATATCTGATAAGGGTCTTTGATATATTTGCATTATACTCCACACATTCCTTCACATTCGTCTAATAGTGAATATTGTCCTTTTTCTTCTGCACTTCTAAAATCTATTTCATCAATAGGTTTTCTTTCTGCATGAAGATATAGTTCATCCATTTGATGTTCATTTTTAATATTTTTCTTATGTCTTTCTTGTTTTCTGATTAATTTATCAATCATCACAACCTCCTCCCATTCTTCTTTGTTTTGTTTAATTTCTTGCCATTCTGAATTTTTATGAAATGGACAAAAAGTACAAGCACTTCTTGGTGGTTTTGGATAACCATTCTTTTCTAACCATTCTAAGCATTGATGCCTTCTAATTTTCATCTCTACTAATGGATATTGATTTTCAATATATTTAATTTTATTTATTTTTTGTCTTTGTAATTCGTCATAAGAAATACCCATTACCATTTCAACTTTAGTATCTTTGGCAACTCTTTCGCCTTTTTGATACCCTAATAATTCTCTAACCTTTTGAGTCACCGGTTTAATTTTATAATCAGCAGTACATTGACGTCTTAACATTCCCTTTTTTTCTGTTTCTGGGTTTTTAGAAAAATATGGTGCAGTAAATCCTTTGTATTGACCATTTGCAGCTGCAATAACATCTTCTTTAAGATTACGCCATTGAACGATGTGTATGGGATAAGATACTTGAGTTTTTAAATACTCTAACCAATCATAAACTTTCTTTGGTTCAGCTCCTACATCAGCAAAAATACCACAATCAACCATAGGTATCTCACCTTTCTCTATCATTAAAGCAAGGGTGCTAGATTGAACACCTGCTCCCAAAGATAATATTCTTAAATGTTTCAATGTACTGTTGGTGCTGTTGTGATTTTTAATCCTAACATTTGCATCGCTAAATCAAGGCTACGTTCAGCTTCTTCTTTATCGTAATAAACTCCAAAATTAACATAGGCAGTAAATGTACCATCTTCATTCTCTACAATGATATAGCTTTGTGGTTGGGACATAACTGATTTTCCATATTGATAATTCTAAAATAGTTTTTCATACCTATATTGCAAGAATGAATGTTTACCATATTACTAACAAATCTATCCGTTTTTTTCTTAACTTGTTCAACTTTGATAATGGTCCTAAAGGCATTGACAAATTCGTAGAAGTTGAATTTAAAGAGCAAGATAGAGAATGGGCTAAAATCCATTTTATGAGCCGTCAGCAATAGCTTTATCTAGTTCCTGGATATAAGTCACTGACCAAGACAAAGGTTTTATTCCCTTTTTTCTCATTTCAACATCACCTTTAAATTTCCATTCTTTCATTTCCTCTTCTGTTTTTTCTTTAACAGTAGAACCTTCATTTAAATACCCCTCGGCACTTAACCAGGTACTAGGATGTTGTGCAAATTCTTTATCTTTAAGGGATTGATAATATTTATTATATAACTCACTAAGCTGCTTTGGTTTTTCTTGCCATTCTTTGTTTACCTTAACAAAGTTTTTTCTAGCTTGTCCCTTACTGACCTTATAACAGATATCATCCCAGAATTGGTCAAAGTATTTATATATATTATTTTTATTATGGGTATTAGGTACTAGGTATTGGGTATTAGATAGCATATGCATCGCATCTGCATCGCTTGTGCTAGATTTCTCTTTATTCCACCTAGCCTCTGCACCTCTTTTAGCTTTTTCGTGCCTTTCTTTAGATATTTCAATTTCTTTAGTGCAACGTTTATTCTTGATAAGTTCATTTTCAATATAGATTTTTCCTTTTTTGATAAGTTCAGATTTGACCCTATCTAAATCATCTATAAAACCCCTGGTAATTAATTCCCAGATAACTGCATCATCATACAGCTTATCATCATTGGTATAGATTAAATCTACTATTCTTCTAAAAGCAAGTTCAGCGTTTGAGCTGAGTGTCATGCATCCATTTAACATATCGTCTGGAAAGTACGATACGAATATCATTTTTTTGTCCATTATTACCTCCGTTATAACATCTAAGACATTTATACTCATTTGTGTATTGGTCAATTTTAATTGACATAAATTTAGTATATTTACGCCAACAGTCCATACAACTAACGAGTTCTTTTTGGGATTGTGGAATATATCCCCTTGAGCGGCCCATTATTTTACTAAATCAGTAATAGGAACTAAAACCATATCTGAGTTTTCGCCACCATTGACTATATGACCTAATTGATAATGATACTTAGCAATAATAAGCAGCTTCTCAATAGGCACAATAATCACCCCTTCAGTGAAACCATTAGCATCTAAAATAAATGCCCAATACTCAGCTTTCGTAGTAGATATACCTGATGGTTTACCCCTGGATTTATATTCAATAGCAAGATTACCGGTTTTCTTCCATTTGCAATCAGTCTTAACTTCAATAGGTTTATCATCTAATATTTTACCTAGTTCTTTTTCTTTCATTTGACCGAACTTCAAATCGTATTCAAAATTATTATTTTGCTTATACACCCCAGATATCCTTTCTCGCTAAATATAAATGTTTGCTACGCCATATGAAATCATCCAAGTTTGGTTGATATAAAAAAGCAAAGTCTTTAGGTTCATTACATAGTTCTAAAACTCTGTTCATACTTTTTAAACCATTGTTAATTTCAATCTCAAACTCTTCAGTAAATTCTATAGGTTCAAGATGTGATTTACTTGGAGTCACAATAAATAGAAAACATTCAACATCTACATTATAGGTTTCTTGTAGAGCCTTACGATAAAACCATTGTTGTAGCTTATCGTAGTGATTGATTGCCATTCTACCTTTGGTCTTTAAGTCATACATAAATAATTTACCGGTTTTATCTCTAAAGACAAAATCACTAAATCCTCTAAATGGTATATCCAGGACCGAGGTGAATAACTCTTCTTGATAAGAATGTAGTTCTTTATCAGCAACAACATCTTTAAATGCCTTTGCTTGTTCAAACATCTTAGGAATTAATCCAACATATTTTTCTACATCTTCTCTAATAGGATAATCTAAAGTTTCTTTTTTAAAGTTAGATATATATTCTTTATGGTTTACTTCTTTGCCTTCCAGGTAATCCATTAACATTGGCTCTACAGTATTGCCAGCATATGCAGCTGGTGACGCAGTGCCTAATCTTTTATAGATTTTTTCAATAATGAATTGACAGGTATAGTTCCGGTATCCATTTAATTTACTAGGACTCATTGGCAATAAATCCCACTTTTCAAAATTAGATTTATCTAGCATCTGAACCACCTAATCTATATTCAGCAATAGTCTTATCTAAATCTAAATCTTTTCTGTAAATAGTTTCAATATAGTAGCCTTCATTTCTCAATTCTTTAATTCTAGCTGATAAATTTAAGCAACCATATTTGGTGATAGCATCTAATAAAGTAATGCCTTTGTTTTTTTCTAAGTGTTTAAGTATTAGTTTTTTTTGTGTCATTGTACTCCTCCCAGAGTTCATCTGCATAGACTTTTGGGTCTATATTTATTTCTTCCCAATATAACCTTTCACCTCTTTTATGGAAGATAGAATGACAAGGAAAACATAAAGGTATGCCAACACTGTCATCTCTAATCATCGCACCAATCCGGTACGCACCTTGCAAGTGATGAAATTGTATTTGGTGATAATTTAAACGTCCTTCTAAATTACAAATATAACAGGGGTGGTTATCTACCACCCACTGCATATATTTCTTATCCTTAATAATTTTAGAACGGTGCTTGTTCAGTTTCTTCTACCTTAATTTCACCTTTATCAATTAAGAATGTATTGGGTTCAATTTTGATTGAAACCATATCTGTTGGTTTACCTGAATTGGTAGTATCCTTTTTCCATAGTGCTACTTCGTAAGGTATTCCAGCAGTAAAAGTCACATCATTTTCAAATACAACTTTAGCGTTTTTATATAAAGGTTGGGTATCCCCATCCTCTTTTCTATCGTTCTTAAATAGATTAAACCAATTTGCCATTATAAACCTCCTTTGGTTGTTGTTGTTGGTTTTGTTTCTTTTTCTACTATCTGCTCTTCTGCTGCATAAATTTCTTCAGCTGAAGATATTTCATTAGAACCAGATAGCCCAAGCATCGCCAGGCATCTGCCGATTGCAGTTGTCTGACAAAATTCTACTCCACTATTTTTGGTAATCATATTTAACTGACGTTTTTTTTCTGCGTATCCATCAGCTAATAACAATTCACCTTGTTCGTGATTAAGATAAACTTCTGCTTTCACAAAAATTTTCTCATCACTGTTTTCTAATACTGAAGTTTTGATAGTTATTCGAGTACCGAATATCTCTCTAAGTTTGAAAAGGCGTAATCCCACTGTGGAATATATTTTGCCTTTTATATTGACTTTGCCTTCTTTTGAGTTGGCAATCTGATTACGCACTTGTTCAAGTTTAATATCGTAATCAATGTGTTGATGATGATTTAACATTTGTAGCCTCCTTTTTTATAATCAATCTATCACGAAAACTATAAGTTGTATATTGAACTTTACTAGTTTTTACTTTTTCCTTTTTAATTAAAGGAATATCAAACTCACCCTCTGACTCAAATACTTTATCAAGAATGTGTTTGAATGGTTTCAGTTCTGGTTTCATTTTCTACCTCCTGGTGTTCGTATAATTTTCCCAATGCAGTGCAAAGGGGACATTGTTCCACAATTCCTTCAACATATACATAGTCGTTTCCAGAACATACGGAACATACTTCTTCTTCTTTCATTATTTACCTCCTTTAATGTAATTTAAAGCAAACGTATAAAAATCTTTCATTGTCATAGAAACTCCCATGTCTTTTAAAAGTTCATACGTTTTTGCAACATCACCTTTACGCACTTGAATAGTAGTAAGCAACTCATCGGTTTTTTGCTTACCACCAAATTTAAGTATCTTCGCTTTGATGTCAGTCATTATTTGCCTCCTTTCTTAATCCTTGAAACAAATGAACAATCACATCTACAGTCCACCCATCACCTAATAAGTCTTGTGCTTGGTTATAGGATACGCAATCAGTGTACCCAACAGGAACAGTTTGTGCTTGTTCTAATTCTTGCCTTGTCAGAAACCTACAAAAATCCTCAAATTCTACTAAACCAGAGTTTGGACTTCTATCTTGCTTTCTTGTAAGGCAATAAACTTTATTATGGCGAGTCACATTAGCGGAAACATTTAATTGATTATTGTTTCTACCTTGACCGTTATTCCACATTTTAAAATGTGATGGCACCGGACTTAATTTATATTGTTTACAGATTTCATAATCTGTTTCTTTATAGTCCTGGAAGTTAATATTTCTATCTTCAGGTACTGATGCATTGGGGATATTGGTCCAATAAATTCTAGGACGCTTTTGATAACTTACTAAATCAGAATTAATGTGAATACCTTTAACACCAAGATATTCATTTAATTGCTGCTCTGACTCTTTTTTCATTTTAACATTTTCTAATAAAAAATATTTTGGTTTTAAAACTTTTAGCACCTTTAAATATTCATAAAATAATTTTGACTTATCACCTTCTAATCCCTCACCTTGAGCCTTTAAGATACTAAAGTCTTGGCAAGGCGAACCACCAATTAATAAATCAATCTTTGGTAATAAAGATAATTTTAATTTAGTGACATCCCCAAGATGAATTGTATTTGGATAATTATGTTTAGTGACTTTAATTGCAGCTTTTTTTATTTCTGATGCAAAATAACTATCATAGTTAATACCTGCTCGGTTAAGTGCAATCTG